GTCCTTGAATTTGAGCCGCCCATCCGCCACTATCTTTTGTAGTAGAATCTGGTAAGTCTGTTGATACTGATAAAGAACAAGATGTAGAGTGAGCTACAGCTACTCCACCTATCTTTACTACCAATAGGGTTCCGTTAAATACACCAGTTGTTGCCATTTTATTTGTTTTTTTATGTTATTTATGTTGTTTGAGTTACAAAGTGGTCTACCACTATAACTCTTCTAAAAATATATGTTTCTTCTACATAGTCAAAAGTAGCCTGGTTTGAAACCATATTCCTTGTAACTATTTTGAAATCTGGAGAAGCATTTGGGTAATCTGCAGGAGCTACTCCTATGATTTCCAACAAGCCATTAGCCCATTCATCCACAGCTTTCTGACCTACCTCTCCAGACTTAAATGTCCTATACACAATGTCAAACTGTATGCTTACATCAAAATTATAGCTTGTTTTGTCGCTATTCTCTACCGATGTCTGAGAACTTATTAACAAGAATGGAGGCTCGGCACCATCTGGAGCTATGGTATCATATACCGATAACTCGTAGGCGTTAGCATTTATCTTGTCGAAATAAGCCTTTCGTATAGCATATCCGCAGTCTTTCATTATCCTTCTACCTCTACTTCTTTAACTTCCGTTTGTTGGCCATTTTGAGCCTCATTTAGCTCACCAAAGAACTTCAGCAATGGTAATCCATAGGCTGTAGGAATAGTGTTTATAAATGCCTCTAATGCCTTAATTTGCTCTGCGTTTAATGTTATTGTCATATTTGGTTATTTTTACAAATTTAGGTAAAATTATTTAGCTTTTAATTCTTCTATTTCAGCCTTTAATTCTTGGATAGCTTTAATTAATACTGGCACTATTTTAGAATAGTCAACACCTTGTGTTTTTAAGCTACCATCTTCATTTACTGCATCTTTTTCTCCATATACGGCATAAGGTAATACTTCTGCTAATTCATGAGCTAAAACACCATCCATTCGACTCTCGTCAACTTTCCACTTATAATCGTAAACCTTAATTTTATTAACTAATTCTAATCCTTTAACTTCTTGTAAATCTTCTTTTAGTCTATAATCAGAAGTAGTTACATAGGTAGTTGAAATTGCATTAGTAAATATAAGTCCAACTTGCAAACCAGAACTATTTACAAAACTTATTGGAACACCATCTCCACTTGTGGTTTTCATGTTAAAGCCATAAATATCGGCACCATTATAGCTCATTTCAATTTGAGCTGGAATTGCAGCTACGCTTGATTGAGTATTTACCCATAATCTGCCAGTAGATGTTATTCTCATTCTTTCTACAGCAGTTTGTCCAGTACCAGTTGGTGATGTTCCAAATAATAAAGAACTTTCACTACCATCTACAAATATTCTTCCATTACCATCTGAATTAAAAATCCTTATTCTGTATTGATTTGCATTAGCAAAACTTACTCTTAATTCTTGTAAAACATCTAATGTGCTTCCAGGAGTTACTAATCCAACTCCAACATACCCATCCCCTCTTACTTTTAAAAATGGTGCTCCTAAAGAAGAAGAAACATTTAAAGCGTAATCACTTGAATTTGTACCAGCTTCAATAGCAACACCTTGAACAGCTCCAGAACTTCCACTATTATTATAAAAATATGCTATTGCTTGATTATTATTACCACTTACTTGTAATTTAGTTACTGGATTACTTGTGCCAATTCCAAAGTTTCCAGTAGCAGAAATTCTTACAACTTCGCTTGTAGTTGTACCATCACTAACTCTAAAAGTTATTGGATTAAAAGTAGAAGTTGCACCAGAATTTGAAATAATATTTGTTGCACCACCAAATGCGTTAAAAATAGCAGAACTTGTTGTTGATGGGTCTCTGTTAACTTTAATACCATCTGTTAATTGTGAAACAGCAGAACCATTTAATAAAATACTTGCAGCCGTTACACTACTTGCAAATGTTGCAGAAGTATTAGATGAAATTGTTAATGCAAGATTTGAACCACTATTGGTAAAGAATCTGTGGCTTGTATTTGTATTATAAAAAGTTCCAGTAGAATCATTACCAATATTTGTAATAAAAGCTCCTCTTGTAATGTTTAGATAAACATCTGAAGCAGAAGTTAATTGTAATGCTTGAGCACCGCCAGTAAAAGTAGCAGAAGTACCAGTTAACGCACCAGATAAGCCTAAAGTTGTTCCACTTAATGGGCCAGTTAAAGTACCACCACTAAGATTTAATTTGCTATTTAATTGAGTTTGAATAGCACTTGTCACACCAGCAACATATCCTATCTCTGTAGCAGTTGTAGAACCACTTGCTGCAATCTTACCACTACCATCAGAAACTAATGCTCTTGAAGCAGTTAAATCAGCAGTTACCACGCTAGATGCACCACCAGTAATAGAGGCTTGTGCTCTTGCTGAAGTAAAGTATTGATTGCTACCTTCCGCAATGTTTGAAGTTGTTAAAACTACTGTTCCAGCTTGTCCGTTTACAGTTGTAACTGGAAAAGCAATGTTTGTATTTGAAGCACTTGTGATTCTACCTTTGCTATCTACAGCGATTGTAGGAACAGCAGTAGAAGTTCCGTAAGTTGTTGCAGTAACACCAGTGTTAGCTAATGTTAAAGCAGCAGTAGCGTTTGCACTACCATCGAAGCTAACTGACCATGCAGCGTCTCCAGTTGCAGAGATTGTTCTTGCAGTAGATAAGATGTTTGCAGCGTTTGCTGTACCAGCTAAGTTACCATCTACGTTAGCAACTAAAGTTGCAACTGTATAGCCAGTTCCAGTAGTGTTAACTACGTTTGTAGGTTCATCTACTAAACCACTAAATATTTTAAACTTACCAGCATCAGATGCATCTCTGAATAAACCAGTAAACTCTACTCTTTCTTGAACTGAGTCATAGTATCTACCATAATATCCGATGTCAACCGCATCTGTTGTGTTGTTAGTATTAGCTACCTCAAACAATGGGTCTTTAGAAGATATTGATTCTGTATTTACATAAGTTGCAGTACCATTGATAGTTAAGTTACCACTTACAACTAAGTTGTTAGGCATTGTAACATCGTTAGTAAATCCTATTGTTGTAGTGTTACCTACAGTTGTAGCTGCAATTTGATTTGCAGTTCCGTTTATTGTTGTTATACCTTGGTCAGTCCAAGTTGCTGTTATTACATTGGCATCTTGTTGAGTTAGGCTTAAAGTCTTAGTTGATGTACCAGTTACGGCAGCAGATACGATAGAACGATTGTAAGCTATATCGTATTGACCTAATTTAACCGTAGTAGGAATTGCATAACCAGCAGTTAAGCTGAATACACCGCTATTGTTAGCGTAAGTTAAACCAGTCGCAGATGATGATAATGCAAGTCTTGCACGAGCATCTGTGTAATATAAGTTTGTGCCTTCTGCCAAATCCGTTGTAGTTTTTGCAGCTAAAGCACTATTGAATCTTGCTTGTGTATAGTAAAGGTTGGTTCCTTCAGCTAAGTTAGTAGTTGTCTTATTACTAAAAGCAGTATCAAATCTTGCAGCAGTATAGTACAAGTTTGTACCTTCTGTCAAGTTGGTAGTAGTCTTAGCAGCAAAAGCTGAATCAAATCTACCTTGAGTATAATACAAATTAGTTCCTTCTGTAACTTGAGTTGTAGTATAGTCACCAGTTGTAGCAATTACGGCACCAGTTCTTCCAAAAACAGATGTAACTGGATAATTGATATTGCTTGTTAAGGCAATCGTTCCACTTGCATCTGGTAAATAATGGTCTCTTGTTGCAGTTAAACCGCTTACAAATAAATTAGACTGAATGTTTGCGTCTTTATGAATTTGAATAAATCCATCTTCAATATCAAACATTGTATGTCCATCAGCATCTTCAAAATGCATACTGCCATCAGCTAAATGAATGCTACCATAAGCTCCATTAGGTTCATCTAATAACCAAAGTTTAGCAGTTTTTACATCAAATGTTCCAGTGTTTAAATCTGCTATAGCACCAGTATAAGGCACTTTGCCATCAAATGCAGCAGTAGTAGGAATTGTATATCCACTTGTTAAGCTAAATACACCAGTTGTGTTATTGTAGTCAATACCAGTAATTGTCTCACTAATTGCAGTTCTTGAACGTGCATTAGTAAAGTATAAGTTACTTCCTTCTGCTACAACACTTGTAGTTCCAGTAAAGTTGCCAGTCAAAGTTCCAGCAGGGTCATTATAAGTCCATGTGATACCAGTACCATCCTTAATCAAATTAGCTACTGTATCATCAATCAATTCTTTAATCTGTAAGCCACCTCCAGTAATAATCAAATCACCAGTGATGGTTAAATCACCAGTAACTGTAGCTGCAGTAGTTGACAGAGAAAGAGCAGTATTGATACCACCACCATCTTGTACTGGTTGTAAAGTACCACTTACTCCAACATTATTAGCACCAATCTGTAGTACTTGTCTATATGTATTTTTTACCGCTTTACCTTGAAGAGTAGCCATTATATTTTAATTTTTTTTATTTTATTAACCATTTTATATAGTTCTTCTGAAGCCGAGTTGAATAAGAATGGTCTATGGGGCAAATTTACTAAATTTCCATTACTCCGTTTAAAGGTAAGTGCATAGGCCTCAAGTTTATTCATGCTTAGGTTTCTATACACTGGAATTTGGAAATCATTACCAGTACCAAACTCCACAAATGGAGAATAATTAGACTTTCTACCCATATATCCTTTTGAACCCACTTTTGCTCCTGCATTCATTGTATAAGGAGTGCTATATATAGAAGCCTTTAATTTACCTCCATTTACTTTTCCTAATGGTGCTCTTGCCCTTGCCTTGCTTTCTATTTCTAATACAGAGTCATTGATTATCTTCTGCACTTGCTGAGTAATCAAATGTGGAGCAGTCTTTAACCTTTTAGATAGGTTAGTAATACTTGCTGTTTTATTTATTGAAAATGACATTAAGTAGTTTCCCAGGTTGTGCTAATATTCTCCCAGAAAGCAGTAATACTATCCCAAGTACCAACTCTCTTTAAGGTAGAACAAGTAATTCTTAAATAGTTGTGGCCGTCAAACTCATCTATAATACTGCTAATCAAGTAGATATTACCGTCAAAAGCAATAGTAAGGTCATTAGAAATAGAGATACTATTGGCATCCCTTATCCTAAAAACAATGTTATCTGATATAGAATCCTTACCAGCTATGTTTGTCTTGTTTTGATTCTCCCTAAATATCTCAGCCCAACAAGTATAGTAGTCAACATCAGTTAAGACTTGACCACCAGCACCATCAGATTCTGAAACCTTAGATTGGAAAGTAATCCTATTTTTAAGTCTACTTATCATTATAATATTATGCTTACTCGTTTATAAGGCTTCATTAGTTCGTATGCAGATGCTATGTTAGCATTTGGTTTGCTGTCCTCTACAGAAGATTCTCTATAATCGTATAAATCAGCAAGTATCTTATACAAGGCTGTTTTCATAACTGCAGGAGTTGTAGCGTAACCACAAGTATAAGTAAATCTAAACTCCATGTGACTAAAAGCAGTCATATATAGCTTTTTATAGGTGGTTCCTAATACGTTGTATTGAGGTACAGTAATCTCTACCCACTCTTGATTATCCCAGTATTCAACCTTAGAAATCGTATTGATTGGTGCGTATGGAAGTTCGATGAACTCATCCACATAAGCAACAACTTGTAAAGTACGAGCTGTCATAGCCACACCAGCATATTTCTCTAATCTAACCCTTGCAGAAGTTATCAAAGAGGTAATTAAGTCGTTATCATCATCAAAGTCAACCTTTAGATAGTTCTTAGCTTCAGATAATGTTATTGGTTCTGAAACTGGCTCTATTGTGGTTGTAACATCCCTTATAATCTGCATATACCATTATTTTTACAAAAATAACTAAAGTTTGTCATACCTCCATTTGAAGCCACCAGAGGATGGTATTTTACCTAATGCAGCACAACTAATGTTTTTTATACCTAAACATCTTTGAGCTTCAGCAACATTTCTGTATTCATCTATAAACATACCATTCATAGTATATTGATAAACCACCTTCGATTTAGTACTATTAAGACTTTGCTTAATTTTAGTAGCTTCAGATGCTTTTGGCCTAAACTTCCCTTTTTGATTTTGTGGCAACTTAGCTATATGTTCTGCAGTAAACTTTCTGCCTTTATTTGATTCCGATATTCTTTTCTTAGTTTCCTCACTATGTTTTTTACCCATAGCAGAATTTCTTAGTTTATCAATCCAATTTTGGTCAAATATTCTACCTTTTCTTGCTTGTGACATTTTAGCTTTAGATTCTTCACTTATAAACCCAGACTTATCTTTAGTTTCAGTTAATCTGCAGTTAAGGCCATTTTCTCCAATAACATCATAAAAGTCTTGCCAATATCTTTCTCTTTCGTTTAGATTTTCTACTAAACATTCTTCAATAAATTCAATAGTATGTGCATCATAACCATACTTCTGTAGTGAATTGTGAATCCTTACTTGATATGGCTTTGCACCATTCTTGTAGTAATTCTTTCTCTTAGTAAAATTGGTAGTTTGACCAATGTAAATCTTGCCACTTGGGCTTGTAATCTTGTATATACCTATCATAAAAAAGGGGAGTAGCTTTTGAACTACTCCCCACAAAGGTATGATAATTATGTTATATTACCTAAGCAACATTGCCAAAATCTCCGTACACAAACGCACCAGCGTAGTAGATAGGGAATGCGATTCTTGCCTCAACACGAACTGTAATCATGTTCTCAACAGCGTTGTTACCATCTTGGTCAAAGAATTGAACAGAGATACCATTACGTTGCATGATTTGAGCACCCATTGACCAGTCTCCTACTAAGAACTTATCAGCAGTGATTGCTGTAGACTTGAAGATAGGAATACCAGCGATAGATAATTGACCATCAGTTGTAACCACTGTAGAACCTGGTAAAGAGTACGCAGAGTTCACATTCTTAGTGTTTACGATGTTAGCCCAATCTGAAGGGTTAATCAAGATACCAGTTGCAGAGTAGTTACTTGCTTCAACTTGTGCAATAGCTTGTACTAATTGCTCAACGTCAACTGTAGCAGCACCACTGAAAGCAGAAGCAACAGTAGTCAAACCAGTCAAGTTAACACCAGAACCAGAACCGAATAATAACTGAGCATCTTCAGCTACTAAGTATTTCTCTAACAAACGAGATTGTAAGAAAGAAGTCATAGCAGGAACGTCATCTAACATTTGACGAGAGATTTTAACGTAACCAGCGATAACTTGTGCAGGAGCATTAACCATGCTGATATCGAAATCAACTTGAGCTTTTGCACTACCTTGAGTTTGGTTAGCAGGAGCACCTTCACCACCAGTTTCTTGAGGGAAAGTAAATAATCCTTGAGAGATTGTACCTACTGGTAACAAACTTCTAACGTGAATTTTACGAGAAGGTAAACCGTAAACTTGATTAGCATAAGCTCTTGGAATATCTCCAGTTAAGTTAGCTGCTTCAGTCATGTTACCTACTGCTTTAGTGTCCATAGTGAAAGAAGTGTTCTTCATTTCGCCACGACCTAATTTTGCGATGTTGTCCGCATTCTTTTCAATTTGCTCACCTAAAGTGGCATTGAAACCTTTTACTTGATTTTCGTTCATTGTTTTACGATTGCTTTTTGCCTCTAATTTGTCTGCAGCATCTTTAACTACAGAGATTTGAGATTTTAATTCTTCTAATTCAGTTTTTAAGCCTTCTACTGCTACTGCACTTTCAGCTTTTGCATTTTCGATTGCTCCAGATACTTCTGTTTTGATGCCTTCGAATGCACTTTTAATTTCTTCTACCATTAGTTGAAAATTTTAAATGATTGTAAATATTTGTTTACCTCTAATTCAATGGAAACCATCGGGTCATCTTCATCTTCCAATGCCTCATCTTCTGATTCACCTACTGGTTGCAACTCAGTTGGAGCATCTACTGGCGGTTGTTCTTCTGAAGCGACTGATTCATCTTCTTCCATCTCAGCGAGATATTGTTGTAATTGCTTGAGCTTTAACTCTAACAAGCCAAAAGTTTCATCAGTATAGAAACCATTTCTCAATGACTTGATAGTTTTAGCTATCTCATCAATTAGAGTTGACTTGATTTCAGACTTAACCATAACGGTTGGCGTATTAGAATTGGCACCCCATAAAACTGAGGAACCTTCAAACAATTTAATTTCTTGAATCTCGTTATATCCAGATTTAGCTTGAGACTTAATAGTCTGGAATCCAATGCTATGCTCTGTGATATGACCTTCTTTATACAGCTCATAAGTATCTCTACCTAAAGTTGTATTAGGCATCTTAACGATTGCCTTTAAACCAAAAGCATCTTCAACCAATTCCTTTGGCTTAGATACTGGCTTGTCTGTAGAGTGGTTAAACAAGTGCCAGATTCTATTCTTTCCTTGTGGGCCATTCTCTTTAATAGACTTCGTAAATGAGCCTGGCATAATTACATCGCCATCGCTATCTACATTACCAAACGCAGAATAGTAAACCTCAATGGTTCTTGTGTCATCAGACATATCGACTGGTGCACCACTAACTGCTTTCTTGTTATAAAAATTACTCATATTCATTTATTTAAATAAACACAGTACAACATCTGCAGTTACAATTATTCATTGCTCCTCCATTTGCGTCATGTGCGTATTGCATCTCAATTACTCCTCTTTCTGGAGTATTTACAAGGAACGGTTGATTAATCGGTATTCTTACTCCTCCTGCATCTGGATTGGTTTGTCTGTCCAATGCCCTATGCCAATTTCTGTACCTATTATTCTTAGCAGGATAATCTGCTGCCACCCATTGCTTTAGCAAAGGTATGTTAACAAATTTAACTGCACCCATCATACCAGCACTTAATGCTTGATGTGATTCCGTTCTTGCAATCAGTAGACTCCTTGCGTTGTTAATCTTCCCTTCTTGTAGGTTTTTAATCGCAAGTGAATTAACCTCGTTAAGACTCAAGTTATTTTCTTGTCCGTATCTAATAGAGCCGTTCAATATCCTTGTAATCTCATTCTTGGTAGTATTTTCAATTCCGTACATCTTAGTTCCGCTATAGGTTGTCCAATAAGACAACATAAAAGCCAACCATTCATCCATGATGTTCAGAGGGTCTAAATCTACTGATTCTTCTTTTTTATACTTGTCAAATATCTTTTGATACGTCATAGCGGTATATCCACCAGTCGTCTCATACAAAGTTCGTAAAATATTATTAATATTCTTTCCGTCAAATAATGCGTTCTGATTATTGATAGTTTGCTGTACCCCATAATCCTTAACCAACTGAGCAGCCTTATCAAAGTCAGATTGTAAAGCAGCCAATATTTTAGGCTGATACTCTCTTACTGATTTCCTTGCAATCTTTTGTTGCAAATTAAACTGCTGAGAAGGAGTAACTATTTTAGCCATTATTTTACTGGTGGTACGTTGTAATCTCCTTGTTGTTGAGCATCTCTTGGGTCTTGCAACATAGTCAGTTCATCGATAGGTAAGTAACCTGCTGGAATAAATATCTCATTCATTACTTCATCTTGGATAGTGTCATAACGCATTGCTGCTCTTTTCTCGTTAGGGGTAATCCACCATGACTGAGAAAGGATAGCAGAAAGTTCTTTCATATCTTCTTGCAACTCTGGGAATACCGTTAAGTCAAAGTCGATATAATATCCGTTTCCGATTTCTGTAGCAAAGAATCTATTGAACGCATCACGAAGTGCAACTAATTCTGGAAGTACT